TTGGACATTCAGATGCAACTGGAACCCCTCGCGGTTATCATGCGATTTTGTCAAACAGCTATAAAACGAAATCAAAAAGATTGCCTGAAAAACAAATGATTTCTTTAGCCAAAGTGTTAAAAATTGAAAACTGGAAAATCCTGATAGATCACGAAAAACAAAATGAGCTGGTTCTCAGGCAAGAAAAAGCCAAAAGTTATTTGGAAGAAATTTCCGAGATGGAAGCCGAGCTCGAAAATGAAATGGAAAAATATTAAGTTTAATAATAGGGAGAAAAAAATGGCACATATACACATAATAGAAGATAAGGACAAACAAGCAGTAGATGCGCTTTACTTTTGTTCAGACTTTCAACATAGAGAATTTTTATCACAAGAAGATAATGAAAAGAAATATGGAAGTTATCAAGGATGGAATGGTTGTCATGAATTAGAATTTGACGACTACTGTGATTATTGTGGTAAAACAATTGAAGGAGTTATGGGTGCTTATCCAGACTAATAAATAGATAATTAAGATACTCTACTTTTTTCCGCCCTTATAACCAGAAGCATAAGCTGCCCTTCCTTGTCGTTGGGCAGCTTTTTTTGTTTTGTAAACCTTCCCTTTACTGCCCCACCTGTAACCGCCTTTGACTTTTTTAACTGGCATCTTCTACATCTACAGCATCACTAAATTTCATTTCATCCATTTTCCATAGCTTCAGGTCATCCATGTCCAACTCTTTTAGTTTATTTGCTGGTTTGTTTTTATCTTCTACTATTGTGTAGCCTCTTTCATCGGGATATATCCTTACTTGTTGCTTTTTAGCCGACATTCAAATCTCCTCATAAAATACATTGTTTTATATTATAGTAGATAAATGCGTTTCAAATCAAAGAGAAGGCACAAGTATGGAGCCATTGCTACCACAGTGGATGGCATAAGGTTTGCATCAAAGAAGGAAGCACAGCGCTATGGTTTTTTAAAATCCTTGGCAAGAGCTGATCGATTAAGAGACCTGGAACTCCAGCCAAAGTTTCCCTGTGTCGTCAATGGCAAAAAGATATGTACCTATATCGCAGACTTCAAGTACACCGACGAAGATGGCAATGAAGTCATTGAAGATGTGAAGGGAGTGGAGACAGCCATATTCAGGCTGAAGAAAAAATTGGTGGAATCTTTATATCCAGTAGAGATAAAAGTGGTTAAATCTGTACGCCATTTTCAATAAAAGTAACTCCCTGTTTTTCCAAGGCATCCTGTAATTCCGACATGGTTCTATATAAAGGAGACCTTTTTTCGTTCTCGATGTAGGAGATTGTGGTGGCATTTATGCCCGAAAGATTTTGTAGTTTCTGAATTGAAATATTTAGTCCAGCTCGCGCCATTCTTATTTGCATCGGTGTAATCACTGTGTTAGGCTTTCATTTAAATATCGTAAAGATAGCATAAAAAAGCAAAAGTAAACAAGCTAAAAGTGAAAAGCAAAAAAGATAATTCAAGCACTCTCAACGATCTTGACTGGCTCAGTACAGAAGATCTTGCAAATTTAAGCATAGAAGAATTAGCCTTCTTGGATTCCAAGCTCAATGAGTTTAACAAAATAAATTCTGAGCGCAAAGCTAAATTACAGACAGCCATAGACTACAAGTTTGGTGTCACCATGCAGGACATGCTGGTGGACAGTGGACGCGACACAGGACAGGTTTCCCTTTTTGACAATGATTACAGGATAACCAGAAGTGTCGGCAAGGAAGTTGTCTGGGACCAGAACAAATTAATTGAAGCCCTTGACCAGATCCCTACACAAATTGCCAAGGATTTGGTGAAGGCAACCTTTCGTATCAATGAGAGAAAATATCTCTCTTGTTCAAACGAAATCAAGGAAAAACTTTTGGCAGCGCGCACTGTAATGCCAAGAAAACCCACATATAAAATAGAAAACAAAAAGGAAACATTATGAGTGAACTTAGTATTATCTCAGTCGAAGAAAGGCTGGCTGAAGATGTAGGATTAAAAATAGTAGTGGCTGGAGTATCAGGCGTTGGTAAAACCAGCTTAGTCTGGACGTTGCCAGCAGATGAAACCCTAATGATGGACTTGGAAGCTGGCACACTGTCAATTGAAGGCTGGTCTGGTGACATGATTAGACCTGAAACATGGCAACAGGGTCGTGACTTTGCTTGTATGCTTGGCGGTCCAAATCCGTCGCTGAAAAATACTATGCCTTACTCGGAAGCACATTATCAGGCTTTAAAGGAAAACTATAAGCTACTTGATCTGGAAAAATACAAAACAATTTTTGTTGACTCGATCACAATTGCAGCAAGATTGTGTTTTTCCTGGTGTCAGAACCAAGAAGAAAACATAAGCACCAGAAGCGGAAAGATTGATACCAGAGCTGTTTATGGAATGCATGGCAGGGAAATGATTGCTTGGCTTACCCAGTTGCAACATATAAGAAACAAGAACGTAATCTTTGTTGGTATTTTGGAAGAAAAAGTGGATGACTTCAACCGCACAACCTATGGGTTGCAGATGGAAGGAGCCAAAACCAGCAGGGAATTACCTGGCATCGTTGATGAAATAATTACCATGGCAGTCATGGAAGATGGCAACAACGAGCCTTACCGAGCTTTTGTCTGTACCACATTGAACCCCTATGGCTATCCAGCCAAGGATCGTTCAGGCAGGTTACAGACGATTGAAGAACCCCATTTGGGGAGACTTATGCAAAAGATGGTTGCGCCAAGAAACGTACCATTGAGCGAAAAAACCTTAAATCATAATTTACCAGAAGAGGAAAAAGAAAATGACTGAAATTAATTTGAATGAAGCGGAAATCTCCACAGGAGATTACGAGCTTATCCCAGATGGCACGATAGCCAAAGTGTCCATGCTGGTTAGACCAGGTGGAGAAGGCGAAGGCGGTTGGCTTACGGAAGCAGCGTCGAAGAATCTTTATCTAAGCTGTGAGTTTGTCGTTACCGAAGGAAAATATGCCAGAAGAAAGTTTTGGCAGGTATTGGTTTTGGTAGGTGGCAAGAAAAACGAGAAGGGCGAATCAATGAGCGCCAACATCAGCAAGGCTACATTGCGAGCCATTGTTGAGTCAGCGAATGGAGTTGATCCCAAAGACACATCGGAAGACGCAAAAGCCAAGAGGGTTTTGCAGAGCTTTGATGATCTTAATGGTCTTGAGTTTACAGCGAAGATCAAGATAGAGAAAGGAACGGATGGCTATGCCGACAAGAATACCCTTGGTGGCGCTGTTGCTTCCACTTCCAATCTTTATTTGGGTCATGGTTCAGCTACAGCAACAGCTACAGTGGCTGCTCCAAGTGTTGAGACTAAGCCCGCCAAAGAAAAACAAGATGTAAATGTTCCAGACTGGGCTCGGTAACACTAAGAGAAGGGGAGAAATGTGTTACTCAGACCTTACCAAAAGGAAGCAGTAGAAAACGCCAAACGACACCTAGAGGAATATAAAAATACTCTAGTGGTCGCGCCAACAGGCTCTGGAAAAACCATAATGCTTTCATCGTTGATTGGGGAAACCCTTAATGGTGGAAGAGCGCTGGTTTTGCAACATAGAGATGAACTGGTTAATCAGAACATGAGTAAATTCATGCTTATAAACCCAGACCTTGATACCTCTGTCGTCAACTCAAAAATCAAGGACTGGGATTCTGCAATACAGTTTGCAATGGTGCAAACATTACAGCGCTCAAAGAACTTAGAAGCTATGGTGGCTCCAGATCTGTTGGTCGTTGATGAAGCCCATCATACTACAGCTCCCACTTACCGAAAAATAATATCCCATGCAAAACACCTGAATCCAGATGTCAGGATCGCTGGCTTTACCGCAACACCGAATCGTGGAGACAAGAAAGGTCTTATTGATATTTTTAACAATGTTGCCCACCAGATAGACATTGCCCAGCTTATTGCCCTGGGCTTTTTAGTTAAGCCAAAAACATTTGTCATTGATCTTGGGGTCAATGATGAGTTGCAGGGAGTAAGAAAAACAGCTCTCGATTATGACATGAATGAGGTTGAAAGAATTATGAACAAACGTGTCATCAACAAAAGAGTGGTTGAAGAATGGAAAAAGAAAGCTGGCGACAGGATTACCCTGGTCTTTTGCTCAACCATAAGACACGCGGAAGAAGTCCTGCATGAGTTTAGGGAACAGGGAATATTGGCAGACATGGTGACAAGCGCAACTCCCAGCAAGAAAAGGGAAGCGTTATTGTTAGCCCTTGAAAGAGGAGATATAAGGGTGTTGGTCAATGTTGCGGTGCTTACCGAAGGCTTTGATTGTCCACCAGTCAGTTGCATTATCCTGTTGAGACCCTGCTCCTACAAATCAACCATGGTACAGATGATTGGTCGTGGCTTGAGGATTATTGATCCAGAAGAATATCCAGACATTATAAAAACAGATTGTGTTGTCATGGACTTTGGCATCTCCATATTGCTCCATGGAACCTTGGAAGACATGCCTGACCTGATAGGAAAATTGGCTGGCGAAGGTGAAGCACCGATAAAAGATTGTCCAGACTGTGGCGCAATTGTGCCTGCTGCCTGTAGGGTATGCCCAATCTGTGGTTTTGAATTTGCCACCATCAACAAGCATGGAGAGCTCGTCAAGTTTATCCTGACCGAAGTTGACCTGTTTGAAAAATCTCCATTCAGGTGGGTTGATTTATTTGGCACAAACAAAGCGCTGATGGCATCGGGCTTTGATGCCTGGGTTGGTGTATTTAGCTCTGGTGAGCATTACGCAGCAATCGGCAGGAAGGGCAGGAACAAACCAAGGGTTTTGGCAATTGGCGAGAAGATCAATGCATTGGCTGTTGCCGATGATTTTTTGAGAGCCAACGAGAACAACAGTAGTGTCAGGAAATCAAAACAATGGCTGAACGATACATCAACAGCAAGACAAAGGGATCATCTAAGGAATTACAACTACAACATCGGTGAGTTTAATTTTGGGTTTACCAAGTACGATGCAATGTGCCACCTGAACTTTGTCTGGAACCGACCAGCTATTGAAAAGATTATCGGAGTCAGGTGATGGTGCAATACCAATGGAAAAAAACAACCTTGCAGGAAGAGTTTGATGTTTTTATAAGAAATGCTCTGCGTGGGAGATTGCCCAAACGACCAGAAGAAACTGACAAAAAAGAAGAAAAGGAAGATAAAAAAGAAAATGATTGAACAAAATACAATTTGCCCAGTGTGCTCAAGCCCAACCAAAGGCTTTTGTTTTAGG